TAATACTATTAATTTTTAATTTTGTCAATAAAAAATAAACCCCCGTCAGGAAACAGGGGTAAACAAGGGAGCATCTCTATGAAAAGTATTCACCATAAGGAGTATAAATACTTAAATTATAAAAATACTATTATTAAAAAAACTAATTTCATTGTAATACTAATTTTATTTTTTGTCAATAAAAAATACCCCCTAATTAAAGGGGGTGTAATAGCGTCTTTATTAAATTATTTTAATCTATCATCCTGATAGTTCCATCTTCTTTTATTTCCATTTTTTTATTGGTCTGCATTTCTCCGTCTTTATTAAACATGTACCAATAGTCACCTATTTTACGATACTCTTCTGAAACCATATCTCCATTATCGTGATTTAGGTAATACCATCTACCTTGATATTCTATCCAACCTGTCGCCATTTCTCCATTTTCGTGGAAATAATACCACTTATTATTGATATATCTCCACGCTTTTGAAGCCATATATCCACCAGTATCTAACCAATACCAACGGTCTGTATCTTCTTCATGATACCATTGGTTTTCTAAAATATATCCATTAGAATTGAATTTAAACCATGAGCCATTGATTAATTTCCAACAATCTTTATAGTAGTCTCCATTTCCTAAATCGTACCACCAACCTGTATCGTTTTTAATCCAACCATTTTCAGAATAAGCTGGGCGGATAAATCCTACTAAACAACTATCATCACGAGTTCTAATTCTAGCATATCCTCCTACTCCGACTGCTGCACCATCTACATTTTGCTCAACAGAAGTGATATATCGACCATTAACTGCTATTGCAATGCCTATATGTCCGTATATATCCCAACTACCCCATTTCCAAATAGGAAGGTCTCCGGGTTGAATTTCTCCACTTGAATAGTGCTTCCAACCACTTGGAATAGTGTTTGATAAGTAGTCAATAGCGTTACCATGCGGAGTCATTCCTCCGAACACTTGACAATATTTCATTGCTAAATCAACACATTGGGCGCCGTAAGCACCGTCTACATCAATCCATTTATTTTCTTGAGCCTTAGCCCAGTTAACCATTTCTAATTGTGTTGCCATTTTTCTTCTCCTTTCAAAAAATTAAGGTTGAAGTAATAATCCACCTCAACCTTTGAATAACGTCTTTATATTTGAGTTTTTAATCTTTATTTATCTCCTGGGAATCTTTGTTCCTCATCTTTTTTTGGTTTGTCATAAGTCAACGCTCGTTCACTGTCAGAAATCCCTTGTGTAGTAGGGTCTGTTACTACTCCTAATATAGTCAATACAACGAAAATAGAGTTAATTACATCTACTAAATTCGCTGAAAATCCGTTTAAATTTAAGTGCAATCCAAACATTTTAAATACCATTTGAACAGCTACTATTAAGGCACTTACAAGCGCTAATACAAAGCCTTTATTTCTTAATCTCACATTCCAGTTAATCATTAATTATCCTCCTTTTTTAACGGTAAATCTTGACAACGTTCAAATAATTCAGTTACTACTGAATTTCCTCCTAGATTTTTGTAACTCTCGTACAACAAAGATAATTCTTTTAATTCATGCACACCTATTGTGCCTCTATCTAAAATCCTTGTCATTTCTCTTAAAAGTCTATATCTAGTTATTGCCAGTGTTCCATCTGCCGTCTTTTGAATTTTACTGTTTATTTCTGTTAGATTATTATCAATCTTTTCTAAATTCTTGTTACTTCTTTTCAACAACCACGCTATCGTGGGTGCTATGATAGTAGTAACGACTGCAACTATAACCCCTTCACTAATCAAGCATTAAATAACCTCACTTTCTACAAATTTTAAAAGGGAGCAATTAAGCTCCCTTGATACTATTCATGTGCTAAATGCTCTAAGTCCATACCGATTAAGCATTCTTTAACTTGTTCTTTTAAGAACGCTGGAACGCTTGCGAATGTTCTTTTGCCTTTAGCGATATTAATCGCGAATAACATTGCCATCATTATTTTCACCTCCTTTGCCGTCTTTTTGAGTTTTCTCAGCTTGTTCATGCTGTCCATCTCCTTTAGTTCTTTAACTTATCCCCTAATTGAGTGATAAGTTCCATAACCGAGCCTTGAGTTACATCAAGCTCTTTTTTCATCTTGTCCATTTCCTCTAACTTCTTGTCCATAAGCTTTAATTTTTCATCAAACTTGGCAAACCTCTCATTCTCTGCACGGTTAGGGTAAACCTCTTGGTAGAATTGCTCCAACACTAACTTAACAAGTGTTTCTTCGTCCGTATCGGCGTGTTGTCCTTTTATGATGTGTTGTATAATAGTCCCCCCTTTTTTGTTTA